TTTAATTTTCTCAACCATCCAACGACCGTTTGAATCGGTGTCAAGGTCAAATGCACCAGCAGTAGTAGTACCAACTTGTGCGCCCAACTTAGCTGTTTGATAAATTGTACGAACAACTTCACGGTTGATTTCAGCAAGAATTTCTGTTGACAAGATGTTTGCCAATTCTGTTTCTGCATCCAGACCATGAACTGCTTTCAAGTCTTGTGCCAATTCAAGTGAGTATTCTGCCTTCAAAGCACGAGTCTTTGCAGTAACAGTAACCTTCTCAATCGTGAACGCCATTTCTTGGAATGTGTTACCAGTAGCGCCGTCGCCAAGAGCTTCGGCTGAACCTGTTGTCATAGCGCCGATTGGAGCAGCGTTGCCTGTAAACATTGCGGTTGGCAAACTACCGCCAGCAGCAAGAGCTACTTGAGCGCCACCACCGTTAGCACCAGCAAAACCGGTATTGGCTTCGTTAAAGAATGCTTCTGTACCGCCTTGACCAGCATACTTAGTACGCATTGCGAAAATCAAACCTGTAGGACCTGTCATTGGCTGAACGCCGCAGATATCATAAGCGATTAGATTAGGCAACGAACGGCGAACCAAGCTGATTAGGATTGGATCAAAACCGGCAACAGGACCTGCAGCAGCTGCGCCGCCACTAAAACCGCCTGTACCAGCAAAGTTGGTTGGTGAACCAGCTTCTTGCAACATGCCAGACTTTTGCATTTCTTGAGCTTGATTCTCAAGAACAACAGCTGTTACAGCACGCTTGTATGGGTCAGAAATTTTTGACATTTCTGGATGATCCAGAACGCCAGCCCATTTTGTTTGTAGTTCTTCTGAAAGATACATTGTTAATACTCCTTAGAATTAAATTTTATTAGTTTTAGAAATAGCATTCATTACGGCGGCTACATATGGATCAGCAGAGACCTGCTTTTTTTCCGAGCCGTCAGTTACTTCTTCGTGAAGTTGATTCACACTGGCTTTTTTAACACCAGATGGAAAATAGTTCTCACGGATTGTTTCAAGTTTTTCTTTGTATTCATCTTCTGAGGTAAACACAACACTCTCTGCGAGCGATTTAATTTTTTCAACTTGAGTTTCGGTAAGACCACTACACACTTCACGGGTCAATTCTGTTTTATATGATTCAACCAATGCTTTGTTCAATTGAACGCCACGATCAATTTCTTCATTGAGTTGACTTTCAAGTTCTTCAACTTTGGTTGCCAATTCCTCAATAACATCAACTTTTTCAGCTGGCACATCAATGTAATGATCTGCGAACAAATTGCGTAAACCTGCAATAAATTCTTCAGTCATTTCAGAACGCAGACCAGATTCAATAGCGATTTGATTTTCTTCCATCCATTGCTCAACAATGTATGATAGGTAATCATCAACTTTTTCTGTCAGGTCTTGTTTGATTGATTCAACAGCTTCTTCAAGCATACCTGCGTAACGAGATTCAGTTTCTTCTTCAATTTGAGAAACACGATCTAGAACACGAGCTTCAAAAATTGTGGCAACTTTGCCTTTAAATTCTTCTGAAATGGTAGAATCGTCAGCAAAGAGAGCGTCAACATCCTCTTTCATCTGTTCTTTCATTTTCATTTTCTTCATCATTGCTTTATCTTCAGACTCATCATCATGCATTTTTTCAGCAATGATTTCTTCTTCAGATTCAGTTTCTTCCATTTTAGCGGAAGCAGCTGAAGGCTTTGTTGTTGGCGCAGCGGCAGATTTAGCAGCTTTTGTTGCGTGTATTTTGTTGCTATCATCGTCTGGCTTAGAATTTTGTGGTGTTGGGCCACCCAACTCTACAACTTCGCCATCTAATTTTTGCATTGGATCGGCACCGGCTTTACTCTTGCTTCCTGCAAGAATTTCTGCGGCTGCCTCAAAAAGTTTATTTGATGCCATTAGGAATCTCCTTATGATTTTCTATTTATAAAATTAAAGTTTTCGTAGGTAATTTTCAAACAGGTTAAGTGCAACCCGTTCTATGTCTTTGCGAGATGCTTTTTGTATTTGTTTTTTTGCATTGTCAAAATCAACTTCCACAAAACGACCTTCAACAAAAAGCCACTCTTTATTCTCCATAATTCCATTAACAAAAGCACCTGGTGCCGAAGGATCGGCAACAATATCAGCTGCTGTTGCTAAACGAAAATCATCTTGAACTAAATTATAACCCTCTTTGGTCTGTACAAGAGAACCCATACCTCTTGATGATACACCAACATTTACACCAGAATCAATAAAGTTTTTGACTATGTTTCCATAAGGAGTTTCAAGAATCAAAGCTTTACCAACAAAACACTCACCATTATCTTCAAGTGACATGATTTTATGTGACACTCTTTCTAGATTAATAGATGGTGTATCAGGATGTCCCAACTCACCTAGAGCACGATTTGTTTTAATATATTCTTCAGTATAGCGATTAACTTCTTTACTTAAAGTATCTTTGCCATACATTCTATTATTTTTATTTGGCTTGTCATAAACAAGAAATGGACCTGTAACATACAGATTTTTTTTGCCTGACTCGGAGGCTTCAGTAATATATTGAACTTGCTCAATGGTTTCCGTAATTAGTTTCATAGTGTTTCGCCTGTGTAAGGATCTACATTATAGGTTGCTGTTTTTGAAACTTCCATAACAATAGAACCACCAGTCGTTATTGTGATAACGATGTTTGATGTGTCATTGTTTGCCGCAGAATAACCATAACTTTGAAAATCCATTTCACCAGAATTATGTAAAGCTAAAATGGTGTTACCATTACGGACAACAGAAATATTTCCGTTAGTTGACCATGTAACTTTTCTAATACTTGCAGCTGTAACCGTTTCTGTGTTTGGTTTAGCTCGCAAATTATTAAGTGTAATAGTAGCAGTGCCAGGATCAGCAACACGAATGATTGATGAACCTTTTACTGAGTTTATAACTTCTGAATTAAAAGCCATTTTACTTTATCCCCATGGATGCTCGGCGTCTTAAAGACATTTTTCTTTTGAGTAATGTTCTACGCAATTTAGATTTACCTTTTGTCTTCCAATACCTTTTTAATTTTCTAGACTTCTGTATTCTTTGAATTGCAGGTATACGAACAACTCTATTACCTGAAATTCTAAATCCTTTTATAGCCGACTTTCGTACATTCTTTTGAACAATTATACGGCCTTTTTTATTTCTACGAATTCTTCTACGAATCTTTTTAATTCTACCAATTTTTATTACATTGGGAGAAGCTTCTTCAATTGGTTCATCAGACTCTATGTATATATTACTACCAATAAACTGTTTTTCTTCTTCTAATTTTTCTTCAAAATGTTCATCAAGACGATTAAAAATTAACTGTTTAGCTTCAGTTAACCTGTTCGCAACAATTAATTCAACAAGATTCATTTTTCTATCTTTGAGGCAAATTCAATAGCTTTATCTAATTCTTTTGATGAACTTTCAACCATAGCAATAAACTTAATTTTATTCTGTTCACTTAATTCTTCATATACATCCATCAACATAGTTATAGTTTCAGCATTAACTTCACTAATAGTGCCATCATTATGCTCTATTTTTGTTGTTAATTCTTCAGCTTGAATTGGTGCTCTAACTAATGATTCTGAACTATATGGTACGGAAAAATAACGGTTTAATCTTTCGTTGTAGTATAAAGCAACTCTTGTGCCTTCTGGATACATACGAATAGCTTTACGGCGAAGAACTAAAACAAATGGCAAAGCTTGTGAATCAATATTTTCTTTATAAACTTTTTTTGTTCTATCTTGATCTTGTTCTGCATCATCACCAACTTCTGGTGCTTTAACATCAACTTGTGGTGGTGTATCACCAACTTTAATTCTATGCGCTCTAACTTTTTGTCCGGCAGAACCTAGCTTGTAATCGGAGGTATCAACAATACTTTCTTCTAATTCTTCTCTAACTGCTCGGCGTGCTTGAGTATAAATCTGTTTATTATTGGTAATTAAATCTACCATCTTAGTAAACAAGTTCTGAATAATCATTTTATCTGCATTATTGAACTGTGGGCGTTCTTCACCCATTCTATCCAATATTCTATGCAGGCGTTGAATCTGTGCCTTATTGGCAAGACCAGCACGAACAAGAGCATCAAACTTGGTGTAGTCTGATTTTTCTTCTTCCGTTAGAATGGTTTTAAAGTCTAGTAACGATTTCATTCTGCTTCTGTTTGTTCTTCTTGTTCTTGTGTAGAGGCAACTTGGCCACCAAATAGTGTTGATGCCAATTCTTGTTTACGAGTATCAAGCGCTTCAAATGCACGAGCAGATAACAAGTTTGATAATGTTTCTTTGGCATCAGCTGCCTGTCCTGCAGCTAATTGATCAATAAAAGTTGATGTTATCATAGTTTTCTCCATTATACCTTATTTAGTCTTATTGAAAGCATATTTATTTACCGCATCATCAAGCTGCGGTGTTAGTGATTCTGTTCCATTATTTTCAACAGTATTATCTATTGTTACTGGTGCAGCACCACCTTGTTCTTGCCCTGGTTGTCCTGAAACAGGACCAGCAAGTTCACCTTCTTCTTCAATCTCTTTTTGCATTTCTTCAATTTCTTCTTTAGTCATGTGAAGAATATTCTTTTTAACCCATGCCGACGAATAATAACGGCCTACATACGGATCAATTTGAGTAGCTGTTGAAATACGCTCACGCATAATTTCTGCATCACGCATTTCGGTAAAGTTATTGTCTTTCTTAAAGTCATAAGAAATGGATTCTTTAAATTCTTCCCATTCTTCAACAGTACAAATACCCTTTAATGATAATTGGATACGAAGAGCATCATCAAAAAGGCGAGAAAATTTATTACGGAGTCTAGCAATAAATTTACTAAACTTAACTTCATCCCGAGTGACTTCTGTAACTCTACCAATGCCCATAATGCCACCACCTTGAGGATCAAGACGAGAGATTGGCACATTTAATGCATTCAATAGTTTCTTGTGGAAATATAAAACATCTTCCATCTGGCCTAAGTTTTGTCCAGCTGGTAATGTAGTAATCTCAGTGCCTTTACCACCTTCACGACGAGGCAACCAAAAATCTTCTAACATTGAAAGATGTTTGCGCTCATCACGAATCTCAC